AAACGACGCGTTAGAAAATTCTTCAATAGGAATAAAAAGAGTAGATATCGATACATCAAAAGGTTTATTTAACAGGTTAAATAGATTAGATCATTATGGTGGAGTATCAAAAACAGATTTAACTACACGTCAAGTGAGATCAAAGTTAAGAGATCCAAATAATATTAATAACGAAACTTTTACAGGAGCTTGTATTGCTGAAGGCATATTATCACCATTTTTTTCTCGAGAAGCAATACTAACAGTTGACAGAATAGTTTCAAATGACAAAAGTCTTAGAATTCCAAGTACAATTATGGGAAATCCAGCTAATCCTATGGAAAGATTTATAGGTACTCCTAATAGCGTAAATAAAACTGATGCTTTACCAGATGCTAAATTTAATCCAGTGTTTCAAGAAGGATCTATATCAAGTAGAACACGATTGGCCGAAGGAATTACCATGGCTACATTTTTAGGTGGAGTAGGCGATCCTGTAACTTTAACTCATATTCTTGATGATGGCGAAAGACTAAACCTAGCTAAACAATATACATTGCATACACGTATTTTAAAAGCGGTAAACTCTCATAAAGCTGTTCGTGAATTTAAAGATTTTAGACTACAAGTAGTAGAAGGTCTATATAGACCTGAAATAGGTGAAGACTTAGATGTTAGTGATGGAATTAATTATTTAATGTCTAGAGGTAGAGCCGTTGTTTATGAATTAATAAATGAAAAAGGTGAAATAGCTATAGAAAAAACATTTGATTTGGCTGTATATTTTAAAGATAATATACAATTTGAAAAAATGATACTAGATTATGATAATTATAATCCAGATGATTCGTTAAATGCTCAAATTATTATAATAATGCCAGAAATAACACCGCCATGGGAAGTAATTTACACTAATAAAATTGAAACTAGATATAATAACTTTTCTCAAGTAACTAATGAGTTAATGGAAGCATTACCTACTACATAATTGTATAAATAGAACAAAAGGAAATAATATGCCAATTAGAGCTTTTGCAGTAGAAGATGGAAACATAGGAAGTAAAACTATTCTTACTTCTCAAACAAGGTCATCTTTAGATATTGATCTGTCTTTTACTAAAAAAGCGTCAGGTGATATATTTAAGAAACAACATGCTGCAGCTGTAAAACAAGCAGTAAGAAATTTATTACTTACTAATTTTAGTGAAAAGCCATTTCAACCTAGATTTGGTGGAAATCTAAATTCATTATTATTTGCTTTAAATACTGATATTGATGATGAAGATTTAGAAGAACAAATAATTCAAGCAATTGAGATATTTGAACCTAGAGCTAGAGTTCTAAATATAGTTACTAATTTAAACGAAGATTCGCACGAAATAAAAGTTTCAGTCACCTTTAAAGTAATTAATACAAATGAAACTGTTACTACTAATATAGATTTAACAAGGTTAAGATAATGGCAACAACAATTAAATCAACTCAATTAGACTTTGACACTATAAAAAGTAAATTAAAAGAATATTTAAAACAACAAACTGAATTTCAAGATTATGATTTTGAGGCTTCTGGCTTAAGTAATATATTAGATGTTTTAGCATATAACACGCACTTTACTGGATTAAACGCTAACTTTGCGTTAAACGAATCTTTTATTAATACTGCGCAATTAAGAAGTTCAGTTGCGTCTCTAGCAGAAGGATTAGGTTATACTCCAAGGTCTTATGTTTCATCTGAAGCAAGTTTAGATTTATCACTTAGTATCACTACAACACCGCGGCCTGCAGCTATAATACTTCCAAGAAATACTCAGTTTACAACTAGCGTTGATGATGTTTCGTATACTTTTCAGACAAGAGAGTCGTTTTCTGCTAATGACAATGGAAACGGAACATATCAATTTTTAAACTCTACTAATGGAACTGGAATACCTGTATTTGAAGGAACAGAAAAAACTAAAACATTTTTTGTAGGAGATACATCTGATACTCAAATATATGTGATACCCGATGTCACATTAGATACTACTACATTAAGAATACGCGTATTTCCAACTGCAGGTTCAACACTTTTTGACACATATACTGATATTAAAAAAGCTGTTAAAATAGAAAATGACTCAACATACTATCAAATTAAAGAAGTTCCTAATGGTTATTATGAGTTAATTTTTGGTGATGGATTAACTACTGGCAAAGCGCCTAAAGCAGGTAATAAAATTGTAGTAGATTATTTATCAACACTAGGCTCAGCTGGAAATGGTGGTGTTACTTTTACGCCAAGATCAAGTGTAAGAATAAACGATGTAGATTATAATATGATTGTAGTTACTACTGCAAATTCGGCAGGAGGAGCGTTTAAAGAAAATATTGAATCAATAAGGCAAAATGCTCCTATAGCATTTACGTCTCAGCGCAGACTTGTAACAGCTGAAGATTATAAAGGACAAATTCTTTCAAATTATAACGCTTATTTAGATGATGTAACGTCTTATGGTGGCCACGATAATATTCCAGCTACGTACGGTGTTGTGTATATTGGATTAAAATTTAAAGACGGAATAACAGCTAGCACACAACTGTCGGTTAAAGATCAAATAAAAACAGAGTTGACTGATAATATGTCAGTCATGTCTATTACGAGTGAATACGTAGATCCGATAACAACGCTTGTGCAATTATCTACAAACTTCAATTTAGATCCAGATTTAACTAGTTCAACTCTTCAAGCTATGCAAAATTTAGTACAAAATGCAATTACAGAATATTTTTCTGTAAATCTAGGAAAATTTAATAAAGTATTTAGAAGATCTAATTTGTTAACTATTATTGATGCGTTAGATCCTTCAATACTTAACTCTAGAATGGATGTAAAGCTTTTACAAACTTTTGTTCCAACTAATAACATATCTTTATCTTACACTATAACGTACCCTGTTAAGTTGGCTGCACCAGATGCAACAGTGGTTACATTGAAATCATCTGGATTTGTTTTTAATTCTAAAACTTGTTTTTTACAAAATCAAATAGGATCTAGCAAAATACAAGTTGTATCTTCCACTGGATCAGTTGAGGTTGACAATATTGGAACATACGATGTAGATTTAGGCACTATTAATTTAGTTGGGTTTAAGCCTTCATCTATAGAAGGTTCTTTCATAAGCATAGCTGTAACACCAGCTAATCAAAATACAATTAGGCCTTTACGTAATTACGTATTAGAATTAGATCAATCTATATCAACTTCTAGAGCATTACTTGATTTTCAAAACACTAAGGTATCTATTTAATGTCAGTTTATTATCATAGTAAAAGAAGACTTAAAAATTTACAAGTTAGAAAAGTTCGTGAAGCGCTTCCTGAATATTATACTTCAGACTATCCTAAGTTAGTTTCATTCTTAGAAAAATATTATGATTTTATAGATTCGGACAATGGAACGCACGCATTTGGCGATAACATTAGACAGCTATTTAGCACCAAAGATATACACGAAACTTCTGATAATTTACTTAATAACTTAGTAGGTGAGGTTGCTGGGGGATTAGAAACTGGTGATAATTTTACAGATACCAGATATGCTTTAACTCGATTAGCTGAACTATCTAGAAATAAAGGAACTAAGTTTAATTTTCAAGAATTTTTTAGATTATTTTTTCAACAAGTTGCTGAAGTAGAATATGGAAAAGAATCAATATTCAATATCGGTGATCCAAAAAGTCAAATAGGTGTTGACTCTTTAAAATATATACAAAACAATGAGTTGTTTCAAACGTTTGGATTATTAGTGAAAACTGGTATTGATACTTCACAATGGGAAGAATTATATAAAAAGTTTGTGCATCCTGCAGGATTTTATTATAAAGGTGAAGTTGTATCTGACACAGTAGCATCATTGAATATAATTGCACCTATATCTTTAGAAGATTCTTCTCCTGGTCCAACATTAGTATCTGAAGCTATTGCAACATTTTCTACGCCATTTCTACAAGCAACAGTATTAATAGATTCAAGTGGAACAAATGTAAGAACTGCTCTTAATGAGTTAGTAAGCGATTACCAAGGGTTTACTTTACAACAATTAAATACAACCTACCATTCAGTCAAACAAGTTATAACACCAAATTCATTTACTTTTGATGACAGTAGTATTAGAGATAGTGATGAAAATGCAACTCCAGATTTCTCAATAACACTAGAAACTATGGATAATCAAATATTTACAAGACGTACAAGTGACTCGTCTTTCTAGTATAAATAACACTATAATTAGGAATAAAAAATGACAAGAGAAAATATTAGCACAGGATCTTCAGCAAATGACGGAACAGGCGATACGCTTCGTAGTGCTGGTACAAAAATTAATGCAAATTTTACAGAATTATATACTCTTCTTGGTGGTAATGCTAACACGTTAAGCACTCAAGTTACATTAGGCGCTGACGGTGTAATATTTGAAGGTAGTACACCTGATGGTAATGAAACATCTCTAAAAGTAACTGATCCTACTGCAGATAGAACAGTTACATTACCAAATGCAACAGGTACAGTATCTTTAATAGATAATACTGAAACACTTACTAATAAAACACTTACAACACCAGTTATAGCATCTATAACAAATAGTGGAACTCTAACAGTTCCTACTGGCGGCGGAATAATAGCAACAAAAGCTGGAACAGAAACTTTTACTAATAAAACACTAACATCGCCTATAATAAATACTGGTAAATTTGGAACATCGTTAAATGACACTAACGGAAATGAAGTCATTAAATTTACTGCTACATCGAGTGCAGTAAATGAATTAACAATTGCAAATGGTGCTTCTACAACTGGTCCTACATTGTCTGCAACTGGTAGTGGAGCAAATTTAGATGTTATACTTGCAGGTAAAGGAACGGGTGCAGTTAATATAGCAAAAGCAGCTTTTGCAGCAGCTACTATGACAGGAGATGGCGCAGTATCAGGTACAGCAACATATATCATAGGAAATAAAGGAAGTACTTTAGTTGCAACTATGGCTAATGGCACGGTAGTAGGTGAATATAAAATATTTACAAATAAAGGAGTTGGAGCTCTTCAAGTAACTCCAACAAGCTTTTCACAAGGTACGTCATTTACACTTGCACAACATGATGGATGTACTTGTATATGGGATGGAACAAACTGGTCTCTTGTAGGCAATCAAGGTGAAGTAACAGTAGCATAAAGGAATAGAATATGTCAGCAATAATAACTCGCACATTTAAAAAGCAGTTAGCACAAACTGTATTTAATGAAGTGGCGAATACTACTAATAGGTATTATATTGGAATAGGAAGATCTGAGCAATGGGATTCAGCTGAAACAGTACCAACACCAATAATTAATGATGGAACTATTAGAAGTCTAAGACACGGTTTGCAATCAGTGAAATCTACTACAGATATATCATATGTTGTACCAAGATATAATTGGTCATCTGGATCTTTATATCAAGGATATGATGATACTTTTACTAGCATACCTGATATTAATCCTTATGCAGTGTTAACCGAAGATAACCAAGTTTACATATGTCTTCAACAAGCTAAAAATTCTAACGGAGTAGCAACAACATCTACTGTTAAACCTGATGGAGTTACTCCTAAACCATTTAAAACATCTGATGGATACGTGTGGAAATTTTTATATACATTAAGTGCAAGTCGAGCAAGTGCATTTTTATCAGCAAATTTTTTACCATGTGAAAAAGTATTAGACTCTTCAAGGCATAATGACTTAGTTGAACCAAGCGCGGCGTTACCGCCTTTAACTATTCAGCAAGCACTTGTACAAGATTCAGCGGTTCCTGGTCAAATTATAGGAATTGCGCTAACATCTGGAGGTTCTGGATTTACAGCTACACCTGACGTGGTAATTACTGGTGATGGTGTTAGAGCTGCAGCAACTGCAACAGTGGTGAATGAAGTGATAACAAAGATTGAAATGGATTCAAGTACAGATAGCGCTATAACTATGGGGCAAGGTTATAATTTTGCTAGTATTTCATTTACAAATAGTGGTGGCGGTACTGGAGCTTCTGCCAGAGCGATAATAGGACCAAAGAATGGTTTAGGCGCAGATTCAAGAGATGATTTACTTTCAACTTCATTGATGTTTAATACAAAACCTAATGGCATAGAAGATAGTAATTTTATAGTAGGTCAAGATTTTAGACAAGTTGCATTAATAAAAGACCCTAACCACACTTCAGATAGTGCAGCAGATGGACCTCCTTTTACAACGTCTAGTGGTAAGGTTTTAAGATCTCTAAAGTTAACTGCAACTGCTGACGCAAATCTTTTAGATACTACTATAGTAGGACAGAGCTCAGGTGCAAAAGCGTTTGTTGATGAGGTAGATGAAGATAGAATATATTTTCATCAGACTGTAGCTACTGGGTTTGAACTATTTCAAGAAGCTGAAGTGATTATAGGTGGTGGTATAAGTGCCACTTTAGATCCGGCTAGTGCTGACGCAGACGCTGAAGCGTTTGAAAGAGACGATGTTGATAAACTATCTGGAGAAATATTATATATAGAAAATAGAGCACCAGTAACAAGATCTGTAAATCAACAAGAAGATTTAAAAGTAGTAATTACACTTTAAGGAATAAACTATGGCCACTAATTTAACTGAAACCTCTTTTCCAACGTTGTATAAAGATGATTTTGCTGATAGCGCTAATTATCATAAAATACTATTTAATTCTGGTAAGGCATTACAGGCAAGAGAATTAACACAGCTGCAAACTATACTTCAGGAACAAATATCAAGATTTGGTAATAATATATTTAAAGAAGGCGCTGTAGTAAAACCAGGTGGCGCCACGATTAATCAAAAGTACGAATTTATAAAATTAAATACAGATACTAACGGAATTCCTGCTGATATTGAAACATTTGTAGGAGAAACTTGGGTAGGTCAAACTTCAAATGTTCAAGTAAAGTTATTACAGTTTGTAGCAGCTACAGGAAGTGATCCTGCAACATTATATGTTCAATATACTAATACTAGTAGTGTTACTGGTGGTACTTCAACAATACGAATGACTCCAGGAGAAGATATTGTTAGTGGATCTAAGACATTAACTGTACAAACAGTTGATTCTGTTGAAGATCCTGCAGTTGGTGTTGGAATATTAATTACATTGTTATCTGGTATATATTATGCAAGAGGCCATTTTGTATTTACTGACGATCAAACTAAAATTATATCAAAATATTCTGATGTTGTTAACACTGAAGTAGGATTTAAATCAGTTGAATCTATAGTTACAGCTATAGATACTGAAGAATTATTTGATAACCAAGGAGCTGTTCCAAACTTAACTGCGCCAGGCGCTGATAGATATAAAATTGAGTTAACTATTGCAGAGAAAAGTGAACTTACAGCTGATGAGAATTTTATTCATGTTGCAACTATTAAAGAAGGCATTATATATAGTGCAATTGATGCAAACGACGCGTATAATGTTCCTAATAAAGTTGTTGCAAAAAGAATATTTGAAAATTCTGGTGATTATTTTGTAAAACCTTTTACTATAAATTTTGGATTAGATTCAGCTGCAACACATTTACAACTAAATGTGAGTCCAGGCACCGCAGTTGTTGATGGTTATAGAGCATCTCGTGATTATCCTACAACTATAAGAGTTAAAAAATCAGTAGAAACTACTACAATAAACAATGATGTAGTAGGAATTGATTTTGGAAATTATGTACTTGTTAACAATGCAACTAGTCTTGACGAGGTTTCATTTGGTATACCAAATATCAACGTATTTGAAAAATTAGACTTAAAAGATAATAATGATTATACAGGAAATACTATAGGTACTGCACGAGTTAAAGCAATCAACGAAGATGGCACTAAGCTAAGATACCACTTATTTGATGTAAAAAT